CTGCACCGTCACCTTCGTGCCTGGGTCCATCACCGCAGTGTCGATATGGAAGGTCGCACTCGCCACGTTGCCCGTCGGGTCTGTCAGGGCACCAGAGATCCCCGCCAGGTTCCACTTGTGGTAGTTGGCGTGGTCTCCCGTTGAGGTGTCGACGTTAGGCAGGAGCACCGGAGTGTCCGTACCGTTCCACGGGTTCGTGTCGCTTGCTCCAGGGATGCCGGTGTGCGTGACACCTGACACCACGGCCTTGCCGGTGCCATCCTGGACCTTCGGGGTCGGCGGAAGAGCACCCACGGTTGCCTTGAGGTACTCGGCGCCTAGCACGAGCTTGTGGGGCATCGTCGAGGGGTCGACGCTGATGAGCGAGGACGGGGCCGCGCACTCCTTCCACACGCCGTGTCCTGTGCCGCCGTCCGTGTCGTCGTACTGCATCCAGTACCGGTCGAAGGCGCTGGAGTCGTCACCAACGATCTGGACGATGAATCCATTCTTCGCGCGAGCCGGGAGGTCGTCGAACGACTGCACCGCGCCCTTGATGACGTTGAGGCCCTTGTCTGCGAGGCCATCGTTCGCCTGCACCGCGAAGGGCTTGCCGTCCGGGCGCGTGACGTAGACCGTCGAGCCGATTAGCTCGAAGGTGTAGTACGTGGCGAGATACGTGTTCGCGATCAGCGCCGCGTACAGTGAGAGCGCGATGTTGTCAGTGGTGATCCCCTGACGCGCCTTCGGATCTGTCCCGTCGGGGGTCTTGTAGGTCACCGTGGCACTACCGGTGCCCGTCACCTTCCCTGTGATTCGCGAGGGCAGCAGGTTCACGTTCTCCGTGATCGTCACGGTGTACGTGGTGCTGTAGTCCACCTGCCTAACGTAGAGCAGTGCGTCGTTAAGCGCCGAGGGCGCACGCACGGTGCCTGCCGCAACGACCTTGTCGCGGTTGATGATGTACGTAACTCCGTCGCTCGTCGCTGCCCGGAAGTCCGAGCCGGTTAGGTAGCCCGCGTCACTGATGGTGACCGGAAGCTCAGCACCACTGACCTCGTCGAAGACCTTGATGGTCCCGTTGGAGATTACGATGACGTAGTGATTCGTCGGCGTGCGGAAGCGGTGAACGAAGTATTGCGATGCGCCCAGAGCAACGGACGCGAGTTGCGCGACGTGCTTCGTCGGCGGGCGAATCGAGACGCCACGCGACGGCAACGCCAGCGCATTGATCTGCTCTGTGGCCTCGGACGGGTGCCGCAGGGCCGGAGGCTGCTGCGACACACCGTTGAGGATGTTCTCAACTCGCTGGGAAATGCTCACGGGTAGTACCTGATGTCTGCGCCGTTGTAGCCGCCGCCGAGGTACCGTGGGCGATCCCCGAGGACCCGGAGGACCGAGGGCTCATTGAGGATGTTCATGTCGTACTGCGGGGACTGGTCGCGGAACAACTCACGCCGCGCCGCTAGCTCGTCCTTCTCTTTGAACTTCGAGCGCTCTGCCGAGCCGACCATCTCTTCAGCGAACTGGCGCGCTGCACGCACCGTGGCGTACGAGCGCAGGCTCTCGGGACACATCTCGAAGTCGAAGTACCAGACCGGATCGATCTGGAGCTTTGCGTACTTCGTGGAGTCGAGCCCGTCGCGGTTGTAGACGCGGTCGTAGAAGACCAGGACCGGCTTGCCAGTCACCTGGTAGACCGCTGAGGGCCTAACGACCAGGTCGAGTCCTGCGGCAACCTGGTCGGTCGTCGCGGACAACTGGAAGGACGCGAGGTTCGCCGGAGCGGGGAAGATGTTGACCGTCAGCGCTGTGCCGTCCGCGTCAGTCCACGCGAAGGGCATCGAGGCAGCCTTGGGCACCATCCAGCCGTACTCGCTGTTGAAGCGCCAGCCGTGGCGCAGGATCTCGCGCGTGATGTTCCGCAAGATATTCACGGCCATCACCACGTCCTGCTGGTTGTTCGAAACAGCGGTATCCACGCTCGCGACGGGCGCTTCTCCGATCCCAGAGAGCATGGCGTTGACCGCTTCGAGTTCGGTCGTCGCTGCTAGGTTTGTTATCTGTGTCACTGTGGACCCACTAGAGGAAAGAAAAAAGACCGGAGGCCCACTAGGGGCCCCCGGACTCTTGAGAACTTGCTTACTGGCAGATGCCGTTGGCGATGAGCGCAGTCTTGATTGCGTTCACCAGCGCTTCGGAAGTCGCCAGGTCGGTGGCATTCGCCGGAAGGGTGACGGGCGTCTGCGGATGGGCGCCGTTGCACCCGAACTCCGCACACTGCACCGGCTGCCCCTTCAGGGCGTTCGCCGTGACTTGATCGCGACCCAAGGCCATTTGAATACCCTCGGGTTACGCGGTCTTGATTTCGACAGCCGCTTCAGGACGGAGCGAGCCGTGACCGACCGCGTACTTACCGACGAGCAGGGTGCCCTGCCGACGGATGTCGTACGCCATCTCGGTCGCGATGTCGACGAGCTTCACCGTGCCGACCGCGCTCTTGTGCTGAGCGAGGCCCGCGACCGTGCTCGCGTCGACCTGGTACTGAGCCGCAACCGTGCCGTCGCCCACCGTGTTGGTGCGCGGGAAGTTGTTGCTCTTGACGATCTCGAAGCCCGCAACGCGGAGGACGCGGCCTTCAGAGGTCGAGCCGTTGCCCTCGTTACCGTAGTCACGGTTGATGAGCTTCGAGCTTGAGTTGACCAGCATGTAATACTGGTCGGGATAGAGGAACAGAACGCGATCCTCTTCCGGGACGTTCTTCTCGTCGAGCGTGGCCGCAGCGGTGAAGCAGGCCGCGATGAGCGTGTCCGCATCGGTCTTGCTGTTCGCAGACACGATGGAACTTCCGCCGTCGCCACCCGTCACGTTGGCCGTCCGGCGCGCGTTGAGCACGCTGGTACGCGCGACGTTGCGGTCGAACATGCGCGAGAGCGCCATGCCGATGTCGCGGCTCAGGATCGAGCGGACATCGAAGTGCGTCATGGCTTCGTCGATGTTCGCGATGAAGCGCGGCGCGATGAGGAGGTCATCGATCGTGATGATGACTTCGTTGAACGCAACCGTGTCACCGAGAATCTCGGCGCCGGGAACATGGTACTCCTGCGTACCCTTCCAGGAAGCAGGGAACTGCGCGGACTTGCCGCTGGAGATGGAGCGAACCGTGTGGCGCTCCATGAACTGAGTCGACTCCGCGAAGGCAGTCAGAACTTCACCGGCGAAGACCTTGAGGAATAGAGCCTTCGGGTCGCCAGCGAGGTTGATCTGCCCACCACGAGTCGGATTGGCGTTTGCCATGGTGGTACTGAAGAGAAAGAGGTATGACTGTTTGTGCCGTTAGGCACGCGGGTCGCCTCTCCGCTTCTCTCGCTCTTTCCGAAGGTTGTCCCCGCAGGGGCCAGCGTACTCTGCTTGAGTGTGCGTAGTTAGGCGCTGCTCCCCCTAACGAGGGGCAAGCATGTGCGTCTCTTTCTCTGGTGGTGCGTGTGGTCAGCGGTGTGCGCCCCGGCGTTTGGCAGACAACGCCACCTCGCCTGTACTCCCGCACTGAGTTCTTCTCTTGTGCGCTACCCGGAGGTGACCGACCCCCGGCGCTACCGTGACCGCAGACCGACTGACGGGTCTTGCACCCGCATCACCAGTGACGTTGCTCCGTTACTCTGGCCGCTTGCTTTAGCGTACAGTCGATAGCAGGAGCCCTGCGCCCAACTTCGAGCGTGGACTGCAGGGCCCCTACCTTGTTACTTCGTTTTGCTCGCGAAGACTTCCGCGATCTTGCCAGCCACGTCAGGGCCAGCCTTCTCTACGCTGCGCCCGATGTAGTAGCCACCGAGGCAGAGCTTCACGGTCGACATCATGTCCGCGATGAACGCGGGGGTCAGCGTGTGCCCGTTGAGGACACCACCAGACCACACGATGACGAAGACGTGTACCGCGAACCCGAGGGCAACCAGCGGGCGCCAGTTGCGCGTGATCCAACTCTCGCTCTTCGCTTCCGCGACGATCACGTCACGTTGCGCTGCGTAGTTGGCCGCATCGAGTTCTGCGAGCTTCTCGGTCAACTCGTTCTGAGCTTTCGTCAGTTCGATGGTGGCCTGAAGCTTCTGCGTTGGGTCAGTGACGAACTTGCCGATGATGCCTTCGACAGCACCGAGCACCGTCGACACTGGCCCGCCGCCTAACAGGTTCTTGACGAAGTCTCCCATTAGAAGACCTTGCTGATCGCCAGGCGCCGCTCGACCGACCGTACGTACTCACGGTCGCCCTTCTTGTATTTCGGGTTGCGCATGGCCTCGACTACTTCCTGGTTCGTCTTGAACGGCTTCAGGCCCTTATCAGACGGGACGGTCTCGCCGCTCTGGAGCGTGGGCTCAGCTGAGCCGTTGGCCTCGACGTACTGTGCGTTGATCCCGCGCACGAGGAGCTTCGCGAGCGCGGTGTTGCCGCTCTTGACTGCTCCGTCGTACGCCGCGATCTCGTCAGCGCTGAGGTTGGCCTCGGCCCAGACGCGCACGTTGTCCAGCTGCTCTTCGCCACCGATGGCCGCAGCCACGTCGCGACGAGTCTCCGATGCGATGGCCTGTAGGCCCCGCAGGTGCGTGTCGATCTGTCCAGCCGACAGGCCGCTCTTTTCGAGCGCCTTACGAGTCTCCGAAGAAAGCTCGCCGTTCGCCTGGTACTCGCGCGTGACCTTCGCCATGTCGACCTTGCCGTCCTTATCGGCTACTTCCTCGACCGGCTGCTTCGGCTTCGCGCTGCTGCCCTGCTTCTTCTCCAGGTTCTCGTAGGCCTTCGCGAGTTCCTCAGGAGACTTGAACTTCTCCGGGAGCCACGAGGGGCGCGCAGGCTCCTCGGTGGTCCCTTCGGTCTTGCCTTCCGTACCTTCGGTGCCCTCGCTCGACTTGTCGTCGGCAGGCGGAAGGTCATCTGAGTTGATCTGTACTGAGTAGAAGTCGCTCATTTACCGACCTTCGTGCCTCGATCTACGCGATACATGCCGTTGCCGACAGGATACGCGGCTCTGAGGAAGGTCCCATCCTTGTCCCTAACGGGACCGTCGGTGACCGGCACGCCGTCGATGGTGCGCGGCTTCTCAGGTGCCGGAGTGTTTTCCGGCGCGTCAACTTTGGGGGCTGCCATTACTCGGTTGTGGAGGTTGAGCGCTGGCATCCTGGTCTCCACCCTGTTGCTGCTGTGCAGCGAGGGAGTGATCGGATGCAGCCTTGACGGCGTTAGGTATTGCCGCCTTCACCATCTCGGCTTTCTGCGCCTGTGCTTGTTCCGTCTGAACCTCTTGAGGCGTCTTCACGAGTCCGTCGATGTCGATGCCTAACGCGGTGGCGCGGCGCTGCAGGAGACCGCCCACGTTGATCGCTGCGGCGAGAGCCTCCTGGCCGACTTCCTGGCCGACACCCTCGAAGAGAAGATCGAGCTTCTGCAGATCGCTCGACCGACCGAGGCCGTCGAGTCCTGTGATGATCTGCGGCTGCACGGACTTCTCCGGCAGGGCTGGCATCTTCTTCTCGCGCTGCAGAAGGACCATGTAACGCGCGACGATAGGATACTGGAGTTCCTGGCCGAGGATGGAGTAAACACCCCCGAGGCTGGTCTCAAGCTCCTGCACAATCGTGCGGATCTCTTCTGCGGTGACGCGCTCTGCGTCTCGTTGTGCGCCCGAGACAAGCATGAAAGCTTGCTCAAGTCGCTTCTCGATGTCGTCCTTCACATCCTTGACGACCTTGAAGTCCGCAAACTTCTCGATCATAAGGAACGTGACATCCTTCGCGGACCCAGGCACGAACTGACCGCTCGATGCCTTCGTGAGCTTGTTGATGTCCGTGGTGGACCCAGGCTCGACGAGCGGGATGATCTTCGACGCGGCTGCGGCCCATTCGACAATCGCCATCGAGAGGCCCTCCATGGACTTTAGGTCCCCGAGGTACTCTTCAGCGAATGCACGACCGTAGTCCTCGCCAGGGATCGCGGCCCAGCGCAGCGCCAGGAACGCGCTCTTGTCGAGCGGGTAGGTGCCGTGCGAGCCTGGAATGACGTACCCGCAGATTTCCTGCGAGACCTTCCAGTATCGATTCTGGTAGCGAGAGATGCGTGTGAAGACTTCGATGCCTTTGTGGTGCGACTCGTCGTTAGGTTCCTTCTCCTCTTC